GTGTGAGTAGTCTGTATGATTTTTAGTTTTGGATTCTTCCCGATCATCCAAGCAGGCAACAGGGTTGAAGCGAACTCTGACTTAGTATGCCTTGGTGGCATATTCACAATTAGTCTTTTTATTTTTCCTGTAGCGAGATCATTAAATTTCTGTGCAATTGTTTTGTGATGCTCACCCTCAATAAAATCAGGCCACATCTGTTTTGTAAATTCTAAAAAATCCTCTCTTGCAAGTTCTTTTTTATTTTCTTCTTTGTATTTAAATAGTAATTTTTTAAATCTATCTCTGACGTCAGGTGGTAGTTTATTTATTTTATCTATATCTATTTGCATTTGAAAAATTTTTTGTAAAATTTTTTTACATGTTGTTTTTAGTCTTATAATGATTTTTAAGGGTTTGACTATACAAAACTCGGCATATAGTGGTAGTCTGTGGGACCCCTACTACATATAGTAAATCAATAAATTAAAAAAGTTTGGATTTTGGAAATCGTTTGGGACCTCTTGGCGATAGCCTAGGATGACCGCCAAGAGGCAGAGAGTTAATCTAGTAAGACCATGTAAGCTTTGGCATTGTTCTTCATAAACCAGTCTAAGTGCTTACGCATCTTGTCCCAATGTTTACTCGCACCCCTGCCAAGTTCGTAGTCTTCTAGTGTTGCTGCAACTTCTTCAATAAAAATCTGATCATGTATTCTAGCC